TAGGAACATCCATTGACACATATGTACCATCATGGGTTTTCTCATGACAGACGGTAAAATCTGTACCATACTGTTTGGTCACTATTTCTAACAGAGCCTTTTCTCTATATATGTCTCTTTCCCAAATAAGGTTCCACCTCTCTTTTAAGGGAACCTTGGCCAAGTAATACTTAGCCACTATAAAACTGGCCCATCCATCTCTTGTATTTACCCACCATTTATGCAAGTCTGAATCCTGACGCAAACCAAAACTGAGGTCTATGACAGCATCGTATTTTCTATTCTGAACGGATACAGGTTTACAATAGGGGATGTTCCTGAAATTGAGATGGTACTCCTCAGGACAAAACCAATCCACACAAAAATCTCTGGAGTACCACATAGAAATGGGCAGGCCTACTATGATGTCCCCATGCCTGCCCGGTTGATTTATCAATAAGCTCGGTTTCATTTTCATCTCTCGATGATTTTTATTTGGTTGTCGGCTTCTTTATGATTGCCTTTTTCTTAGGCTCTGGTTCCTCCCTTTTCTGACCAGCTGCCTTTCTAACACCTGGCTCAAGTTGTTCCCCACCTGAATCTACTGGCGGTAGCAATTCCGGAAATCTTTCATCTTCTGTGGCTTTCCTCAGTCTCATTCTCCTGTAGCTGCCAAACCCGATCTTTCTAGCAATCTCCTGTTTAGGAATGCCAAGAACATCATCAACGGAGCCATGTTTCACTCCTAGGTAAGCACGGGCTCTTGTTTCTGCATCACTCATTTCCGATGTGGGGAAGGTAATATCTAAGAGAAGTTCCGGTCTTTTATCCACTTCCTTAAATATAGGTTCCTGATTTTTAAAATCAACGGCTTTTCTGACCTTAAAAGTCTCTGGGAATCCACTTATCTTATTCTTGAGGAAGAATACTGCTCTATAGAAATCAAACCTCAAAAACCTTTCAAAATAAGCGATTTCATCCGAAGTCCTATCTGTCATGGGTCCTCGGGAAGCCTTTACAGAAGCAAACGTTCCCTTAGCCTGTCCTGTAGCCATATCTTCTGGCTCATGCAGACCGCCTGTCACCAAGTGCAAAATGTCTGTATCTGCTCCACTGTTAGTGGGCAACTTCGGATTTATAGCTTCAATCGTCATCCCCGGTGGAAGAACTAAAGTACTACCGGGAGATTTCTTTGCCATAATACCCGTTTTTCGTCTTTCTTCATCTGATAGACCTAGCCAGAGTCGGAAGGCTTTGGGATCTTGCATTGTTACTACCCAAAGATAAGCCCCTGCCGATTTCTTGTGGTCAATCTCGTACTTTTTCAGGTTCTCGTAATGGTTTAGCCAGATAAGCACTGTTCTTAGGTGGGAAATGTTTCTATGGGTTACAAAGGATCTATCCCAAGCTACTACAAATCTTTGAAAACCTCCTAAACTATTGTATTTATTATTTCTGCTCCTAGCACTCTCCATTTTAATTTCAGAAAACCCATCTATTTTCTTGGCTACCTTCAAAAGTTCTGGAAAATATGCCATATAGATGGAAGGAACCATAACAGAATCAACACTACTTGCTTTTGAAGAATTGTAGGAAATGAAATAAAACAAAGGCATGGTGGTCTTTGTGGGATGATACAATACTCCGTCTTCTCCTCCACCTACCACATTCTCAGGATCAACAAAATCAACCTCAATAAATCCTTCTTTATGTACCGTCAGAAGCAGAATCAGCTCTCCTTCAATCAAGGCCCTACCTACATACTTCGGCCAATTGGCATATAGTCTATTTCTCGGATCCAACTCCGTTTCATCCACTGCTTCTTGGATCTGTTCCACCTCCGAACTGATTTCAAAACTCATTCCTGTAAGTCTTCCTACCTGACCTCTCACAGATGTTCCTACAAAAGGGTTTTCATTAAACTTTGTCACAAGCCTTTTGCAAAGTGGCTCTATCTTTGGTTGCTACATCAGATACGATGGGAAAACCGTCAGTATCCTTCCCTGATTCGGCTTCTTCAGAGATAACATCTTGTTGCCAGGGCATCACAAACTGTAGGGAAGATAATTCATCATCCGTCAGTTTACTTAGGGCGGATGCCGCCAAATCCATCTTTTCTAACTTTTTTTGAATCTTTTTCATGGCTGGACCCCCAAAACCGTCAAATTTTAAAGAATTTTGGTAATTTTTACTGATTTCTAGCACAAATATCATGAAAATGGACAAAAATCAAGAAAATTATCAATATCCTGTCTTAAAAAGGACAGTTAATCTCTCAGAGTAGTTCGCATGTAGATAATTCCATTAACAGGCGTCAAATCTTTTTGGTATATAGGCGGTACCGGCGGAAGAGGTCCCTCAGAGAGGGCATGGATCATAACCGAATTGTGTCTCCTAACAGGAGGGTTGATCCCGAGTGTTATCATAGCATTAAACCCGAAATAAAGCCAGGATTCATCTCCGGGAGGAATATAGGTTTTAAGTCGAACGTCTATCTCCTTTTCCCCTGTAAAATCTAGGATGTGTTGCAAGGTTAAACCCATCCAATAATCCTTCGTATAGGAAATATCACTTGTCGTCAAGATATTATTTTGTATTTTCCCATTTAAAGTTTGCCATTTAGTAGGATCGGGGAGACTGCCATTGGGCCCAGTAAAAGAGTCAGAGAACCCCGCCCATTTTTCAGGAAGAGCTATCACAAGATCATCAACCCAAACGCCCGAATAGGGTTGCTCCAGGGGGCCCGGTACTAATATTACTAAATATACCCCAGAAGTGTCAAAAGATGGATAAGTGACCATTAACTCCCAAGTAACCCCGTCTAAACTATAATAAAAAGATGTACCATATGGTATAACTTCAGGGGTAGGTGGAATAGGTGGAATAGGTGGAATAGGATTCTCCATAGAATAAGAAACACCTGTTCTAGGCATAACAGGGGCTTTGTCCATTATCACATAGGTACCGTCCACCTTAGTCACAACAACGGACATACCCGCTCGCAAGTCATCCACATCATATAAATATGTGGCTGCGGTGGTCAATCCATTCCGAAGAAATATAGATATTCTGCCAGATAATCTGTCAACGGCCGTTATTTTAGCTTGCTCAAAATAGTCTCGGATTTTCTTTTTCTTAGATAGTAAGGATTTCATTAGTAGGCCCCTAGGGAAGACATTTCCCTAATCATCGTACCAAAATAAGCATCTTGTCTTCTCTCCTTAAAATCATTCGCACTTATTTCCCTACCACCATAAATTCCCCAAGCCAAACTAAACATACAGTCATCCTGAACGCCATTCCTTTCATTCTTCTCAGGTGAACCAAACCAATGTTTGTCAGGGTCATGATAGAATACTTTGGCCTCTTCTCGTAAGATGTCCGTTTCTTTGGTTCCCCAAACTCCTACAGGAGGACACTTCAATCTGGCTCCGGTCGCCAACAAATAAAGCTCACTGAAAGCGGCTTTCTGTTTATCATAACTCGGGAAGATGGCTTCAAAGGGAATATCATTCTCCTCACACCAAGGAACCAAATCCCAAATACCCCACCGCTCACCGCATACTTTCTCCACACCGTCATATTCTGTTTTGCAAGCCAAGATCAGATTCTTTAAATCCTCAAGACTGTGGGATTCAACATTCACCACATGCAAAATAAAATAGACATAATTTGGCACATGGGCATCGTCTATCAAGAAGGGCCGAGAACCACTTCCAGGCAATCCTTTTGCAACACAAGTAAACATTGTTCTGGCTCCACGATTTGTAACCTTCATAGGATCGGCTCTATCAATACCAGCCAGAATAGCCCACTTTGTATCAAGAATCCTTCCTAGATTAAGCAGATCGTCCAATGTGGCCATTGAAGGAAACCCGCCAGAATCACGGAGAGTGTAATATCTTTCTAAGGGCATGAGTCTGTCCTTAATCTTTTTAATGGCAACCCGTTCTTCGTCAAGACTTCGATTCACTTGCCGCTTTTCAACCAATGTCCTCATACTATCTTCCAACTTGACCTTCTGTCCGACAGCTTTCATAAGCTCAAAATTATTACCTGCCACATTGTCCATTCCAAGGTAATTCATAGCTTCGATGGTTTCTTCCGTAAAAACCCTCAGAGATGCAGAACTCCAAGTATTGAGGAAGTATCTTTCAAAGTCCCCCAGAGGGAATTTAGATCGGTAGCTGTCTAACTGAGACTGATCCATATTAGGATTCCAATAATCTTCGGCAACACCTTCTTTGCTGAATCGGTAATGAAAGAACAAGGATTTGTCCGTCCTCTTCACATAAGAATCAAATAGATTATAAAGGATGTGATTCTTTGCAGATACGGTGGAGTCAATCACACCAAATGCATTTGGTATATTACGAATAGACCCGTCAAGCTGCACAAAGAATTTTGGATTCTTCATGTCAAAGATTTCTGAGAAGGTATATCCCGTAATGTTCGACACAATTCCTGAGAAAGACGAGATTGCACGAATGACGGAGACATCATTCCCATTGGCATCGGTAAGCTTGATCTTCTTTTCCTGTATGTTTCTTTTACCAAGGGATTTTAAAAGCTTCGGAGAATTGATGATAATGTCCTTCATGATGTCAAAGTGGACAAAGGTGATCTGCTCTTTAGAGTTTGCGCCTAGGACTATTTGCTGCTTCGACCAGTTAAAGAACTTCCACAACTGAATGAGACAGGCAAGCAAAGACTTGCCTTCACCACGCATCCAACAAAGAACGATAAGCCGATATATAAATACACCGTCCACCATTCGCAAGGCGCTTCTTACAACTTCTTTCTGTGCTTCCCAGATCGAATCGTAGGATTTCCCTGTATGGGGATTGATGTCATTAGGCAAATCTCCTAATGGGCACCATTGAGCCATCACAGCCCCTACAGGATAAATGGGAATGCAGACATTTTCCTCACACCATCGGATGAACCCTTCTGGCCCATCCTTGTAAGAAGCAGGTTCGTAGATTTGATAAGGAGCCAACTGATCGACATCGGCTCGGTAGACTTCCTCAGGGTTAAACAGATTGACCGGTTTTTTCTTAATCAGCTTCCGCCGCTTAAT